TTTAGGTGCATCCTCATCGAGCATGACTGTAATGTATCTCATCTTTGCTTTTGGAGACAAAGATCTACCTTGGAAACCTATGAGATCTCCATCAGTATTATTCAATGGGATGATAATTCTTTCTTCATCGTTAGTGGTATCCGAGAATGTATGCTTCTGTGTGTTAGTCCATTCCTTGAAGTTAGGACAGTAGTACAATCGGTCTAATTTGTTCTCTGGTATACCTCTATCGAGGATATATTTTTTCGCCACGTGAAAATTATTTAGACGAGAAAGAGGTTCTAGATCTATGGTCTTTTTCTCAAATTTTGGTTTGGAAATAAACTGTGTGAGATCAGGTTTAGGAACGTTCTTTCCTATTGTTCCCTCTTTATACCGTTCCATGACATACTCATCATATACATGAGGAACATGGTCTTTTAAAAAGTTAGAAAAGGATCTCGTGATGCCACAATTGTGACACTTAAACACGTGATCCCCTTTGACTGAGAAGATGTATCCTCTAGTCTTGTTCTTATTCTTTTTTGAGTCGCCACAATAAGGACAGCGAAAAGTCCATAGACCATTCTTGACCTTTTTATATTTCTGCAGTGATGCAGATGCTAGATTAATATACTTTGTGTCGAGGTAACTCATCTGAACCTAGTGGTTCAATAATCATAGCAGATGCGTTACCGTTTGTCAATATAGGTTTAATTATTCTTTGCCCTACTGGACTTACAAGGAATGATATGATACTGAGTGCTCCAAAGATACTCCACATCTTCTTTTCCATAGTCCTGAGTCTGTCATCAACCATTCTAATATCTCTTTCACATCCTTTCTTTATTGATGCTGTCTCTCTATTCATATCTTTGCTAAGGTTATCTATCTTCTCGAACAATACCTCATCAATTCTATCTTGCTTATCTAACTTCTCATTATGGACAGCAAGAAGTTCGCCCATCTTTACAGAATTTTCCTGTAATGACTGAACTACTTTCTCTAATCTTTCTAAAATGGCTGCATTTACACCCGTATTATCGTCCACTTTGAGTATTTTTACTTTCACTTATATTTATTATTTTGACATCCACATCTTTCGTGAACCTCTACCTCCGTATGCATATGTTTTCTTCTTCTTTTTCTTCTTTGGGGGATCGTCTCCTGCTTCGACTGTACCTGCAATTTGACCACTACCTACAGAATTAGTTGGTGCAGCCATCATCTCTTCATAGAAGTCATAGAAGGATTTCATTCTCCTCCACCTCCTCCACCGTTGCCACCGCCACCGTTTCCGCCACCGTTGCCACCGCCATTTCCACCACCGTTGCCACCATTCCCATTACCACCATTACCATTTCCGTTGCCATTACCATTACCATTTCCATTACCACTATCGGAACGATTATCTCCTCCACGACCATATCCACCCATATAATATCCTCTCACACCGTATCCATATTTCTTTCCTTTCTTTCTTATTGGGACGCAAGATCTCATCTTCTTGCTATACTTAAATCCTTTCGGACACTTAGCCTTTCTTTTTGATTCTCTTAGTAATTCTATGACTCTTTCTATGTCCATTAGAGATTGTTGAGTTGATCGAGACACTCTTGGTCAAAACCAATCGCATCCATTTGTGTTTTTGGGTATTCTGGTATTCTTTTCAAATAGATTAAAAAACTCTTGACGATTGGCCAGAGTTCTCTTTCTAAATTATAAAACAATAAGGGCACTGCAGCTTCATTAAAGACATTAAACAATATGATGAGATGATTCATAATCAAATGAATTTTCAATTCACCAGTATTTTTATACCGTTTAAGTAATCGTTTTATATAACGAATTCTTTTTAAATCACTCTCGAAGTCATCTTTAGTGACTGCTTGAGGATTGTCATAGAATTTTATAGCGAAGAGCATATAATTGCTCTCATTCAATTCGTCAAATCTCATAACATATCGTTAATAATTAACTATCAGCGAATATTGTGTCGTCTGATTGGTCTGCAGAAGTTATGTTTAGTGCAACAAGAGTTTCTGTTTTTACTCTTAGATTTCCGTGCATATCCATATGGGTATTAATTCCAACCCATCCAGCGTGTGGTGCTGCGTACTTACGAGCGTCTCCACTCTTACCATTTACAACACCTTGCTCGGTATTGTCTACACCGAAAATTGCCTTACCAGCAGTTCCCTGAAATTCGCCAGTTGACAAATTCTTAGGTTCACTAGCATCGTTATCGGCTACTCCCCATAAAGGCATGATTCTATCCTAGTATTATTATACTGATATTTATATTATCTTGCCTTTATTGCAGTCTCCACTTGTGCTAATAGCTTATCATCCATATCAGTCTTTGTCAATTTGACCGCTTTTTTAAGAATAAGTAAGCATAAATCAATTAATTTTTCTCCCAATTCTGCATCATCGGGAATCTTGTCAATCGCATCTGATACAATCTTAGAAGCGATTGGTAATAAAAATGAAAACATTGTTATGTTTATGAACTATATTATATAGCTACGGACCTGTTGAACCTGACATATTTGAAGGATTTGCAGTTCCTGTTCCGTATGGATTATACTTTGGTGCTGTATCTTTCTTTTTTTCACCTGATGGTTTTATTTCTTTTTTCTTCTTAGGAGGATTAAGAACTGATGGATTTCCACCCTGTGTCAAACCTGCGTCTAGACCTTGAAGTTGTTCTGGAGTTAAATCTTTACCATTCATCTTCTTGGTCTTTATCATAGTTTCAATCTTTTTTTTTTCGTCCTCGTTTACAACTTCCTCACAAGCATCAACTGCCATAACCATTGGATCTCTTTGACCAGCAGCACGAAGTTTGTTCTTGATTAAATTAATCATTGCATACTTACTACGCATATCTGGTTTTTCTTCTTCCTTCTCATCCTCTTTCTTCACAGAATCCTTAGTTATCATACTAGAGACTTTATCTTTCTTTGATAATTCCTCTTCCTCTTTCTTCTTTTTATCATCATACATTTTAATCATTTTCATTTGTGCTTCAGAAAGAGAACCACCTTTAAGTTCTAAGTGTGCATAAACACCAACCTTTCTTACAGGTTTTGAACCATCATCAGGATTTACTGTTACTGCACCTGACTCATAATTATTTACTGGTGTTCCATCTTCATTCTTACCAGTAATTTTTTTTGTACCCGCTTTTGGTTCTGTAGAAATTGTACCATCTGCTAAGTATGCCTCTGCTCTAGTACGAATTGCTTTGCCAATTGCCTTACGACGTTTCATGAGATACTTATCAGTTTTATTAACTTTACCATCATTGTTTACATCTTTATCTTCTTTACCTACTGGATCTAATCCACCACCTTTCGCTTGAGCAGTTTTTTCACCTTTCTTTCTCTCACCCTCATATGGTTCACCATAATCAGTCATCTCAACTGATTCAATATTTGGATTCTGACGGAGTTCTGTAATCTTAGCACGATCTGCAAATCTTACATATGATCTTCCATTTTTATCAGTAACTCTTACTTTATATTTTTTATTTGCTTCATCCTCAGCTAATTGCTGTATGTAAGCAAGTTCCATTTCTTTTTCTTCTTTTTCTACAAATACCTTATATAATGCATTTGCAACACCTTCTATTGCAAGTTCATCTGCACTATTAATATACTTCTCAGTCATGCCACCTGTCTTACCAAATAACTTTTCTCTAACAGCAGTTCTTTCTGCTTGACTTAGTGAACTGTTAGACATATACTGTGCGAATGCTGCTTTTAAATCTATATCTTCTCTTCTTGCACGATATCTAATATCATAAACTGCTTGACGAATTCTCTTTTCAGCACCCTCTTCAGAGGCACCTTTTCCACTACCACCCTTTGCTCCTTCTGGTTTTCCACCACCTTTTTTTCCACCCTCACTCTTACCTTTTGGTGTCGTTGTTGCTGGTGCATTCGCAATTGCTGCTTGGGCAAACTTTCTTTTTGGTAGGCTCTCAGCGATATCAGTGCTCATTTTAATGAAGATTACTTTCTAACTTTATATTTATTTATAAATTGTTTTCCATAGGAACTTCCTGGCACCATAGTTTCAACGTATTTACGATGTGCATCAGTTCCAACTAGTCTCTGATCTGATGAAACACCTGACGGAGTTGTTGCATTTACAATTGCTTCTCTCAAATCCTTTACCCAAGATTTAAACATAATATTATTTTCTGCAACACATATTAAATGATTTGCACCACGACGAATAATACGTCCAATCAATCCTGTATTTAAGTTTTCAACTCTATCACCAATATTAAAAATTTTCTTTGCAACATATGATTCTCTTAAATTTTCTAAATCATATTTTGGTGCAATCTCCCATATATTCCAAAACTCTTTCATCTCTTTTACATTCATAGTTTCACGAACAGTATCAAACAATGACATAGCCATTTTACGAGGAGTTCCTTCAGGTAATCCAGCACGGAATGTTTTAAAGTCTCCTTCTGCAGCTGCAAGTCTCATTCTTGAAGATGATAAACCTTCAACACCATCTGAATCTGGATCTCGATCACCTGATGAAACTACTTCCATATTATCAAATTGATAAAGTTGTCCATTATAATTTTGAGATAATTTATCAAACTCCTTTACACGATCCTGTCCCGCAACGATTCTTACATTTGTATATCCATCATTATGTGCTTTCTTTAATACATCAAAGATTGTACGATTTGCTCCATCATTTACAATTCTTTCACCATGTTGTGGAAACATTTGTCTCATAATAGATACCTTTGTATCTGCGTCTAATGGATTTTTCTTTGCATCTTGACTTCTTGATGGGACAATAATATAATCACTTTCTTCTGCTTCTGCTGATTGTGCAGCGATATCCATAAGTTGTTGATGACCTGCGTGTGGTGGATTAAATCTACCAAATGCAAGAGTAAGAGTTCCTTTTGTTTTTGGAACTGGTGGCGGACCTGCTGCTAGATCTGGACTTTGTACTTCTTGTTGTTGTGGTTCTTGCTCTGCTGATGCCTGTTGCTGTTGTTGCTGCTGATCTTCTGGTGGAACTTGAGTATTTGGAGACGAATAATTTTTCTCTTGTTCAGATTGTTCAGGATCTCTACCACCTACTTTCTGTCTTTTATTATAAAACTTTAATCTACCTTTTTCGGTCTTTGCTACAAATTCTCCATCCTTATACCAACCACCATGACCATCTCCCTCCAACCCAAGTCTAGTTGCTTGTTGAGTTGCAGTGTTCTCAGATATAAATTGCAAAAAGGTTTTCATTAGTCTTTAGTCAATCTTAATAAGATTTCAGTTTTGTTCTGCGTCATATGGTGAAGAATAGACGCTCTTGTATGCTTATATTTATCATCTTTGTCAGCTCCCAATGCTTCATAAGAAAAAAACATAAAATTATCGTATATGTTTCCTCTTATGATTTTTTGTTTTTTAAACTCTGTAATTAGAGACTCGATTAAATCGTTCATATCATTTGTCTTTTTGTTCGACCAGATTTACTATACAAGTTTATTCTAGCATTTTTGATACCATAGTCACTACGGTCTCCTTTATATATCGCCATTAATACAGGTTGATATTCTGGTGGTAATGTAGAACCATTGCTATGTGTCATTGCACTGCCAGTAATTTTATACTCAGTAAAATTAATGGCATTTATTTTAACTGTCCCTTGTAAAAGAACATCAACATTATTAACACCAAGAGATCCACCATATCCACTTCCATAAATCCCTTGCATTCTTAATTTTGGATCAATAATTTCTCTTGCAACAGTTGTGCCCTGTGGTATTTCTGTAGGAAACATTTCTCTTGCAGTTTTTACAAATGCGACTACCTCTGGATGTGCTGCTATTAATGGTTCTCGACTCACAGATGCACCTCCCCATTGTTGAATTGCACTTGCAGTTGCACCATCTTTAAGAGAGCAAAATCCAAGTCTAACATCATTTTTACCAATAAAATTCATATCAGATTTAGGAGTGCCTGGTGTACTCTCTACATCGGTAACTTCATATGTATTATTTCCAATTTTTAATTTAATAAAATCAGAACCTATCTTTTCTTTTATTTTTTCTAATTGCTCTCTAACTGATCTTATTTGCAAATCTTCCTTTGCATTTGTATTTTGTGTTCTTGTTACAAATGCTGAGTCTTTATATAACTGAGATAATCTTACTACTCCACTTCCAGTTACACCTGTAGGTAATAGTATTGTTCCTCTATTATCTTTGTATCTTTCTAAATCTTGAAGAGTATTAAATTCGTAAGCAAACTTTTGTGTAATCTGAATTTTCTGCCCATTACCTTCACTAATTGTAAACTTACCATTAGTCTTAATACGATCTCTAAAGATTGTAAAATTATTTCTTTTTCTTAGTTCTGCGATTGAAAGGGTCGCCATCTTTTTGACTATTTATTTTAAGATACGCTAATTTAATTCCTTTATGTTCTAATACAATTTTTTTTGCTTCTGTGATTTCTTCATGATAAAAGATAATCGGTTGTTCTAATCCTATGTCGCCACTCATTCGTCTTCCTCCAAATTTAACGGTTTACCAAAAGTTTTGTATGTTAATTGCTCCTTTAAAAATTCAACTTGTGCCTTAAGTTGCTTATTTTCTTTTTCTAAAGCATCTATTTTTAATTCTAATTCATAATCCATCGAGTTATAGTATATTATAAACTTAAGATTCTCTTTATTATCTATCGTCTGATGCACGGTTCTCTGATTCATACACATTAAACTCTCCACCAGGATATCTTTTCTTTAATTTTTCTACATTTCCTGCAACCACATCTTCAAGTGAAACATCAAGTGCAGCACAAGCTTGCATCACATACCACATAACGTCACCCAACTCAATAATAAGATGTTCTCGATTGTCGTCGTTCCAAGGCTTACCTTGGAAAACCATCTTCTTAACGATTTCCATAAACTCACCACCTTCAGCACTAATGCCAACAGCAGCAGTGGTAAGACGATTAATATTGGCACCTTTTCCGTTAAGAGCACTAAGACTCTCAATAAAAGATTGATAATCCTTACTGGGATTGGATGTGACACCATCCACGAATAGAGCATACTTATCAAAGTCAACTTTTTTAGTCATTAAAATTTAAATTCTGCGAACGATTTTTTAAATGGTTTTTTCTCTTCATCATTATACTCTTCGTCTTTTTTGTTGTCAAGTATATCGTCTTGTGCCTGTTGCTCACAGTCATATAATCTCATCTTTGCACGGTCAACTCCTACAACAAACCTTTTATATATGGTCGGGTCGTTGTAACGATTTTTAAGTTGTTTGACCATTATCTGCCCCAACCCCTCAAGTTCCTCCGTAGAAATAAGAGCAAACATAAGATCAGCAGTGGCTGGAAGACCAAAGGACTCACTTGTGTCAGTAAGATCGACATCACTACTACCATAGCCAGAGCGAGTCGTCTGAGTAGCGGAGATGATAGGTACATTAGCTTCAACTGCAAGACCACGGAGTTCTTCTGCAATTGCTTTGATATACGAGTAAGAATTGACATTGCCTAATTTAGAATAACGACTTGATGCACAGATGTTTAAGTAATCTACGAATATTATATCAGGTTTGAAAGATTTTTTCAACGATAGTTCATTCAACAAAGATTTAAAATGACCAGAGTGTGCAGATGCTGTTGGATACTCTTTGATAATAAGAGTCCCTTGTGTTTTCTTTGCGATACTATTTACCTTCTTATCAAACATTGGTTTGGGAAGTTCGGTAATATTTTGAATATTGACATTTAAAAGATTAGCATCAATTCTTTCTGCAATCTTTTCTTCAGCCATTTCAAGTGTGATGTATAATACGTTCTTTCCTTGGAGTAACACACTGCTTGCGACATGACACATAAACAAAGATTTACCAACACCAGTGCCAGCGAGAGCAATATTAAGTGTTTTGTTTGGAAGGCCGCCCTTCGTAATCTTATTGAAAAAATCGAGGTCGAATTGAATTCGGTCTTCCTTTCTGTGATAGAAGTCAAATCTTTCACTATAATCTTCTAAGTAATCGTGTCCAACATGATTATCAAATCCTACTGCGAGTGCATCAGATAAGATGGCAGGGATAGCATCAACACCTTTTTTGATGTCATGTCCATCTGCAATAGAGATACTCTCAACCAGTGCAAGATAGATTGCTCTTTCTTTACACCACTTCTCTGTAGTATCTATAAGCCAATCTTCTGAGGTAGGAGTAGGTTCAATATCATTTAGATAAGTTACTATCTCTTTATAAGTATCATCATTTATATCTTTTCTCTTCTCACACTCAATGCTAAGTATTTCTTTTGTAGGGCACTTATCATATTCAACAATAAATTTAGCACACTCATCAAAGATTATCTTTTCATGCGTCTTATCAAAGTAATCTGGTTTTAAAAAAGGTAATACCTTCCTAGTATATTCCTCATTCGTAACAAGATTCTGAATGATAGTATTTTCAATAGTTTCCATTAATTATAATGAAGATATGTACTCATGATGTATTTTGGACTTCCCGATTTAACAGGCATACCTTTATGTGGATACTGCCATGTGGGAGGGAATACTAATACTTTACCAGTTTCTGGCTTAATTGTCAATTTATTGTAAGGAAATGTAGTTTCTCCTCCTTTAAAATCGTCATTAAGATAAACTAAAAAAGCAAGATATCTTTTTGCACTCTGATGATCTTGAACATCTGTGTGAATATTAAACTGATCATCTGTGCCTGCTTCGTACTTTTTTATTCTCAATTCTTCAAAATATAATTTGTTTGGAAACCATTCCGTATACTCTGGTAAGGCTTTTTTATATTCTTTTACTATCTCTAATATTTTGTAACAGAGAAGTTGTGTAAATTTTTGATAACCCTTGTCCGCCAAGTCATTCAAATTTACCTGTGTAAACTGAGGCGTAAAAAAGTTTTCTATTCTTTCTTTATTTTTAGAAGTATCAAATGTTTCTATAAGAGTTTTACATACTTCATTCGTAAACATTGGATAGGTTCTAATGAACTTATCCATAGCTATATTCTGTTCGGGCGATCTCCTCCAACTTTGCCATAACCTCTTGAGTGAAATACTCGTCAGGGTTTGCAAGAATTTGTTTTCCGTATACTTTTTTGCCGTTGACTTCGTATCTGCCTGCGACATTTTTCCAGAGTCCGCCAAGTTCTCCTAGTTCAAGTAGTCCATAATATCTATCCAAACCACGCTCGTCATAGTATAATCTGATCTTGACTACTTTGTTCTCTTTACTTAGACGCGACTTAGCAGTCTTTGCTTTGATAATATTTCCAACGACTTCTGTTCCTTCCTTTTCTTTAGCTTTGCTGAGATAGATGATTGTACTTGCTGCGTACTTGAGACCACTACCTCCACCCATTTCTTTTGTAGGGACGTAAGAACCGATGACATCGTAAGTATGGTTTGTAACTATGAGAGGAATATTTGCTTGACCAAGTTTAAGAGTCAACATTCTAAATGCACCTTTGACAAGTTGTGATTTAGTCATGTCACGAACTTGTTTGTCATTCAATGCATCAGTGATCTCTTTCTCAGTTGAAAGCATACCGAGAGAATCAAGTACAAACATACAAGGTTTGCGACTTTCTTCATCTGATTTTAAGTATATATCAACAGCTTTCAGTGCTTTACTTCTAAACTCTTCAATTGTTACAACATTTACAACAACCAACCGTGTCGTATCAACTCCACGAGATTCGAGAAGTCCTTTATTGACGGCTGCTTCAGTGTCAAAATAGAGACAATACCCATCAGGGTTAGTGTCCAAAAAGTTTTTGACAACAGCCAAGGAAAAATAAGTCTTTCCAGTAGAGCTTTCACCAGCGATGGCAGTGATCTTATTACTAGAAACACCACCATAAATGGAACCGCTAACCACTGCATTAAAGATATATGATCCTGTGTCGATGAATCGTTCGTTTTCGTCGATTTCTGAGGCAATTTGGGTGTAGTCATCACCTATCTCTTTTACTATTTCTTTTAAAAAATCCATACTATGCTACGATGTCGAATACTTCTCTAAGAACTTTTTTATGTGGATATCCTTCTTCGATTAAGAATTTAGTCAACCTTAACTTTCTATGCAACTCATTTCTAAATTGCCTTTTCATTGCATCTGGATGATTAGATTCATTCAATGCATCCATCAACTCTTTTAATTCTTCGTTGTTGATTGGTAAATCCATAATAAAAGTTTAAGTACACACATTATAACATCATATTCTATTTTTGGCAATCAAGAGAAAAAACTTTCTAAAGTAATCTTTTTCTCGTCTGACCAACCAATTGCATTCAGTACAGCTTTCATCGGATCAAGGAATGCCTTATCAAACTGAGTATCATAATCAACATACCTTTCTAGATTCAGTTCCTTTGGAAAATCTTGAATGAATGAAATCACATTCTCTCTTGTAGGATTTGGTTTTTTCAAGTAACAGAACTTTATCTTTTCACCGTTCTGTATGTATGCATATTTCTTATCAAGTTTTCTTTCTTTGACATAATGATTGAATAGTAATGCACCACGAACATGCATCGGTGTTCCTTTTGCATATATTGTATTCACACCTTTATACTTTACTACATTTGAAACTGACCTTGGGAAAGATATTTCTTCTGGTGGAAGAGACCTAAATTTATTTCGACAATCATCAATGTAATCTATCATCTCATCTTCAGTTCCACTCATCATCACTTTCAATCCATTCTTAATCATAGTTCGACAAGGTGCGGGTGTTGATGACTTAACTGCTTCAATACCCATGATTTTTAATTTAGCATCACCATATCGAACTCCTTCACTATCCCATACATTTAAAATATATCTTTTCTTTGCTGTCCATATACCACGATCTGCGATGTTCTCTCGTTTCATAAACATCTTTTGGTCATAAGCATTTACGTAGTTCGCCAACGCTTGGTAAGAACCCTCAATATACTTTTCAAATTCCACTTCACACACCTTATTAAGGAACGACACAATGCCTTCAGTAGTTTTCTCTCTGCCTTGGTATACTGCGTCAATAAAAGGGCCCAAATTAAGATAAATGGAATCGGTATCAGAAGCAATAACATAATCAACATCCTCCGTATTTAAAATTTTGTTCAGTTTACGATTCATCCGATTTTCAATCCATCGGATTGAAACTTGACCAGATAAAGTAATTGCTTCAGCATTTGCTAATTTAAAATACCGAAAATACTGATTGCCGATAGCACCATAAGCAGAGTTAAGAGAGATCTTCTTTGCCATCTGGATATTGTTGCAACGGGCAATTTCTTTTTCCAGCGTTTTTGTTTTCGTTTTTTCATAAACTTTCTTTGCCTCCAACATTTTCTTTTTAAATATGACTCGCTCATTATACATCTTCTCCATCAGTTCTGGTAAGAACCCTTTGATGTCTTTGCGATACATCGCACCATTTGCACATACTGCGTTGTCTTTATACATTTCAAATGTTACTTCTTCAGATAAAATTTTATCAACCGTTACTGAT